TATCAGTTTAACGGAACAACAGAAACAAAGATCAGTGACTTCCATGTTAACAATGATTTTAATATTGGATTGATTGTTGGATCATCAGGTAGTGGCAAATCTACCTTGCTTCAAAAGTTTGGCAATGAATCAAAGTTTGAATGGGATTCCCAAAAGTGCATAGCATCGCATTTTAAAACTGCTGATGAGGCGCAAAGCAGGTTGGCCGCAGTCGGCTTAAACAGCATACCTGCGTGGCTAAGGCCATATCACGCCCTATCAACTGGTGAAAAATATCGTGCTGATTTGGCAATGCAGTTAAAGTCTGGTGCTATTGTGGATGAATTTACCAGCGTAATAGACAGGCCAGTAGCAATGTCGTGCGCCAATGCAGTCAACCGATATGCAAAACAATATGGCTTGAGGAATGTAGTTTTTGCTTCATGCCATTACGACATTATTGATTGGTTACAGCCTGACTGGGTATACGATACATTGACACAAAAGTTGTCATACAGGGGGTCGGCTAGGCGACAGCAAATTGACTTGGAAATATTTCCTTGTGGGGTCGAGTCGTGGTCAATCTTCAGCAAGCATCACTATCTCACAGACGACATCAATAAAAGTGCAAAGCATTGGCTCTGCACTTGGGGATCAAATGTTGTTGGATTTGCCTCCGCAATAGCATACCCATCAGGCACTGTTAAAAATGCTTACAGGGGGCATAGAACAGTGGTACTTCCAGATTATCAAGGGTTAGGAATAGGCGTTAGGCTTAGTGATGCGGTTGCTGAAATACACAAGCAACAGGGTTTTAGATACTTCAGCAAAACAGCACATCCAAGAATGGGAGAGTACCGCAACAATTCTCCACTATGGAAACCAACAAGCAAAAATATGATTGAGCGCAATGACCCTGTTAACAATAATGTTAAATGGTTATCAAGAAAGGTATTTTCTTATTCGCATGAATATGTTGGCGGTCACCTTGTACACAATTAAGCAGGGCTTAAAATGAGAAAGTGCCGCCGACAGTCATGCAGAACACCACTGCCAACAACAAAGCTGTCAGACAAGTGGCAAGCAAAAGGATTTTGCACACTGGATTGCATGGCTGGTCACGGCATGGACAAAGCTACACAGGCCAGAGAGCGTCAACACAAGGCAGAAACCAAGACCCGCAAGGATTGTATCAAGACAAAAACAGAATGGCTCACAGAGGCTCAGACAGCCTTCAATCAATACATCAGGGCAAGAGATCATGGGCTGGGTTGCATTTCGTGCGGCACGAACAAGCAAGATATTCAGTATCACGCGGGTCACTATCGAACCCGAAAGGCTGCACCACAACTGCGGTTTGATGAGGCTCAAGTCTGGCTCCAGTGCGCCACATGCAATAACCACCTGTCGGGCAACCTGATCAACTACAGGCGTGAGTTGCTGAACAGAATAGGACAGGCAGAAGTGGACAGGATTGAATGCGACAATTCAGAGGCGCGTTTTACGATTGAGGATGCCAAGAGGATCAAGGCAGAGTACAAAGCAAAGCTGGCAGAGTTGAAAACCCGCCAGCCAGCAGATTAAAGGAACAGGAGGATAAACATCCCAGCACACAGGATGCAAGTGGCAACAGCACAGAGCAGGTCGATCTTCTGGGCGCGGGTCATAATCTGTTACCTTTAAGTTGTGGAAAGAAAATATCAAGAACTGCAACTAGCATCATGTCTTTGTCAGGGTTGCCGTCCTTGTCAATGTCAGGCAAGAGTGTGTCGTAAATGTCCTGAAGCGTTTCCCATGCCTGCTTGTATTCAAAGTCGGGCAGATCATGCGCTACAGCCGATTGCAGAGCCTGTGTGATGTACGCGGTTCGGGATAGCTCACACTTGTGAGCTGCCTTTGTGACCAATCTAAGCAGGCCATCAGGCATTCTTAAGCTGGTGGCGGTTATTGCTTTATCGTTCATGGTTTATCCTCAGTGTGTGGCCGTCCTTGGCCGTTGGTTAGTTTAAATCGCAATGCTGCCAAGTGTTTCCTAAGCGGCTTGCTGTAAACTGTTTTTGCAGATCATCAAGCCGTTCTTCTAACATTGCTATGTACTGCGGGTTCAGCCCTTTCTGGGAATATTCGATCATGCACTGGTCAAGGTTCATTACCGCGATTTGCTTGCGCTGCGCTACATGTGCTGGTGTCTGTCGGTCTGTCATGACCATTCTCCTTGGTTTCTTTCCCACCGTTCGACACTGCTGCTAATTGCAGCAATCCAGTTCTTAAAATTCATCTGATCTAGAGAATACACACAAATTGATTCTGGCGGTTCTGGTGTATCGCTAGGCGCGTCATCAGCACAGACAAAGTAAAAGTACCCGTGGCCTTTGACAATTCGATATTGCGGCAGTCGGTTGATCAGGAAACAGTTGAGACGGCTAATTGTTGCTTTCATTTTGCTTATCCTCTGAGTTGATGGCCGTCCGTGGCCGTGGTTGGTTTATGCTGCTTGTTCGCCTGATACTTTTAATCCGTGTCGCTTTGCGTGCTGTGCAAGCATGTTTTTTGCGCCTGTTATTGTCATTGTGCGGCTACCAAAGCTGCCAGTTCTGCCGTCTTTGTATGTAACCAAAACTGTGTAGCCTTTTAGAGTCTGCGCGATCCTTAGGCTTGTCACTGAGTTGTACATTTGTTCTACCCTCTGTTAGTGGCAATCAATAGTGCTGCCGATGTAGTTACTTTACCACAACCGTATTGCAGTGCAATATAATATTGCACAATCGTTTATATCAATACCGATTAAATTAATAGCCTATTTGTATCAAAAGCCCGTTGCATATCATTGTCATGTAAATGGCTGTAAAATATGCAAAACCTTTTTGAGGTCTAAATTATGCCTGCACCTATCGACATTGACCCGCGCTTAAAAGAGTTTGTATCAACAACAAGGCAGATTGAGCATCTACAGGCTGTTATAGACACAGGATCATTGACACAAGCAGCCATCGCTGCCGGAACGAGCGTTGCTCGGATTAGAGAGACGGTTAGGGCTTGCAAAAAAAGGGCAGCAGCAAAGGGCTACGAGCCTGAAAGAGACCTGACCAGGCCAGTTGGTGACTCACAGTTACTGGCTGGCGCATCAACTCTGTATGGGGAAGATGGACAGATCAGGCTGCAATGGGTCAAGTCTATGCCTGAGAAAGAGGCAGCAATCAGGGATAAGCTGAAAGACTACGCTGAAGCACTCACGGCAGAGATGACCCAATTCGTGCCGCAAGAGCCGCAACCAGTGCTTTGCAACGATCCTGACCTGCTCTCTGCAATCTTTATGGGTGATGCTCATGTGGGACAATACAGTCATGCACCAGAGACTCGCCAGGCTGATTTTGATACCAACTTGGCAACCAGTCAGATCAGGGATGCAGTCGATTATCTGATAAACAAGGCTCCAGCGGCAGAAACGGGGATGTTCGTGGATGTTGGCGATGCGCTTCATGCTGACTCAGCGCACAACGCAACTTTTAATGGCACTGCGCTTGATGTAGATACCAGATACCACAACACCTTCTACCGGCTGGCAGAGGTCATGAAGTACACGGTCATCCGTATGCTAGAGAAGTTCCCGAAAGTGGTCGTAATCGTAGCCAGAGGTAATCACAACGACAGCAGCGCGATTGCCATTCAAGTGCTGTTATCGTTTTACTTTGAGAATGAGCCTCGCGTGAACATCATGCCGACAAAGGGATACTTTCATTATCTACAGTTTGGCAAATGGCTGATTGCAGTGCATCACGGCGACAAGGTCAAGACAAATGATTTGCCAGGCATACTTGCAAGAGACTTGCCAAAAGCATGGGGCGAGACAACGCATAGGCTCTGGGCATTGGGTCACATACACCACCAGACCACAAAAGAAATGGCAGGCTGCATCATGAGGACGTTTGGTACACTTGCGCCACCTGATGGCTGGCATTCGTCAAAAGGATATGGATCAGAGCGAGTGATGGAAATGCTGACTTTTAAGCGTGAGGGCGGCTTGCACTCAACTTACCAGTACTCTATCCCCAGAAACATTGTTGAACCAGATGCCAAACTTTAGGAAGCAAGATGACAACAGTTCTGGAGTTTAAAACAGCAGACGATAAACAGATTGACGATTACCGCAAGGCAAGCAAGCTGTGTGCAAAACTTAACCACATATTTTATCAAGCGCATGTTGACGCAGGCTTTACGCCAGAGCAGGCAATGATGTTGATGACTACCGAAACATACGAGAGTGATGTAGACTATTAAGGCCAGCTTAATCCGACTGGTGGGCTGAATGTGTGCCAGCCCCTATTAGCCTCGTGAACATGCCGAGGCTTTTTTTAAACTCTAGCAAGGTAATAATCATGCCGATGAAGAAGGGTAAGAAAAAAGGCGGTAAGGGTTATGGCAAAAGACCCGCGTATTGAGCGAGCAGGAGTAGAAGGCTTTAACAAGCCCAAGAGAACACCGAATCACCCGACCAAATCTCATGTTGTAGTGGCGAAAGAAGGTGACCAGATCAAGACGATCCGTTTTGGGCAGCAGGGTGTTAGCGGCTCACCAAAGCGTGAAGGTGAAAGCAAGGCAGATGCAGCCAGAAGGGCAGCGTTTAAGGCTCGACATGCTGCAAACATAGCCAAAGGCAAACTGTCGGGCGCGTACTGGTCAAACAAAGTTAAATGGTGACAACATGCCGCTGAAAACTGGTTACGGTAAAAAGACAATAGAATCCAACATCAAGACAGAGCTTAAGGCTGGCAAGTCTCAAAAGCAGGCTGTTGCCATAGCAATAAGTGCTGCCGAGAAGGCTAGACGCAAAAAGAAGTAACTGTGATAAGATAAGTTGTATCGCTCCCTGTGGGGGCATGACCTTATGGCTGGGGGCTAAAAGGTGAGCAGACCTTCTGAATACAATCCTAAATATTGCGCTATTGCCAAAAAAATGTGCGAACTTGGCGCAATAGACAAAGACATTGCACAGGCTCTTGGCGTAACAGAGCAAACAATCAATAACTGGAAAGTGGCAAACCCTGAGTTTTTTGAGTCCCTAAAGATTGGCAAATCTCAGGTGGACGAAAGGGTCAAGCAATCACTAGTACACAGAGCAATGGGCTACACACACACCGAAGATGATATCCGCATCATAAACGGTGAAATTGTTATAACCCAGACTGTCAAACATTACCCGCCAGACACAACCGCTTGCATTTTTTGGCTCAAGAACAGAATGCCAGACGAGTTTAGAACAAACCCAGATGTCGGCAATGACGAGATTTTAAGCAAATCAATTGAGATAGTCCGTGCGACTAAGCCTGTCTGAACCTCAGGAAGAGTTTGTTTTCTGCGAACAGCCTTATCCAGCTATGGTGGCCGGACTTGGCGCAGGAAAAACACAAGCTGGCATAGTCAGAAACCTGCTTAAGATGCTGCAAACCCCAGGCATCGACACAGCCTACTACATGCCGACCTACGACCTCCTGAAACTGAGAGCAATGCCAGGCGCACAAAAAATTATTTCAGAGCTTGGCCTTAAGCACACAATCAACAATTCCAGTTACACGATAAAGATCAAAGGCTACGGCAAGATGATCTTCCGCAGCTATGACAAGCCAAGCAGGATCGTGGCTTATGAAGTTGCACACAGCATCGTGGACGAGCTTGACACACTGCCAAAGGACAAGGCTGAAGAAGTCTGGCGCAAGGCAGCAGAGCGCAACCGGCAGAACTGCGGCCAACAGAACACGATGGGCAACGTAACTACACCAGATCAGGGCTTCAGCGGCTTCACTTACCAGAAGTGGGTCAAAAAAGCACAAGAGGGCTACCATCTAATCAAAGCAGCAACATCATCAAATATTTACTTACCAGAAAAGTACATTGAGGATATTCGCAAAAACTACGATCCGCTGCTCGCAGAGATGTACCTTAACGGCGATTTTGTCAGTCTAAGCCAGAACAAGGTCTATCACTTCTTTGACCGGCAAAAGCATCACACAACAAGAGTTTTGACAGCAGATGACAGAGCAATCTATGTCGGACTGGATTTTAACATTGGCGGCTGCGCTGCTAACCTTTGGCTGATTGAGAACAATAAACCCGTAGCAGTTGATGAGTTTGTGGCGCACGATACCCGCGACATCTGCAACAGGCTTGATCGCTACAGGCAAGGCGGCAGGATGATAACTGTCTACCCAGACGCATCAGGCAGGGCTGGCAGAACCAATGCAAGCCAGTCTGATATTCAGATAATCGAGCAGGCTGGCTACCGTGTGGACGCTCCTAATGCAAATCCGGCAATTCGTGATAGAATTAACGCAGTCAACGCTTTGTTTGCACATGATCGCATCAGTATTAACACTGACAGATGCCCAATGCTGACAGATGCGCTTGAGTCGCAAGGCTACGATGCGAAGGGTGAACCGGAGAAATACAACGATCACCCATCCATTGATGACTACACAGATTCAATGGGTTATTTCCTGCACAGGAGATTCCCACTGGTTCGCCCAATATCACAGGCGAGGATTGCAGGCATATGATCACCAAAAACTATACCGGCGTATCAACGCCACATCCGGCTTATGAAAAGAACCTGCCTTTGTGGGATCGGTGCATTGATGCCTCAGAAGGCCAGTATAAAATCCATGAAAAAAATACTGCCTACCTGCCAAGATTGCGGTTCGAAGAGCAAAACGACTACGAGACAAGGCTGAAGAGAACTCCATTCTTTAACGCTACTTGGCGAACCATCTCTGGCCTGAAGGGTATGGTATTTCGCAAGCCAGCAAACATTGTTGCGCCAACAGGGGCAGAGCGTTTTATCAATAATGTTGATCTCGCCGGTACTCCACTGGATGTCTTTGTTCAAAGTATCTTTGAGCGTGTGCTTAAGACAGGCAGAAGTGGCATTCTTGTTGATTACCCGCCCATTGCTAACCCTGGCGGGTTTACTCTTGCTGGCGCAGAACTATTAGGTGGGCAACCTTTAATGGCTCACTATACTGAAAAAGCAATAATTAACTGGCGCACAACCCGAATTAATGGCGCGGAAGTGCTAACGCTTGTAGTTTTGCAAGAAGAAAAAGCTATGGAGCAGAACCCATATTCACACGAGATGCAGACAGTTTTCAGGGTGCTTGATTTAACGCCTGAAGGATACCGCCAACGAGTGTACCAGCGAGTTGATAATGCGGATAATCAGATTGGTGAAGATTTATATCCGTTGATGAACAATCAGCCGATGCGAAGAATACCTTTTTACTTTGCTGGTGTTGACTCCATAAGTTCCGCAGTCAGCTCACCTCCGCTGCTGGATTTAGTTGATATGAACCTAGCGCACTACATGGTCACATCTGACTATGAACACGCTTGTCACTTCTCAGGCTTACCAACTTTGTTCATCACTGGTCACAGAATGGAACAAGGTGACCCGCCTATCACATTGGGTGGAACGTCAGCAAACTGCCTGCCTGACCCGATGGCGAAGGCATTTTACGTTGAAACAACAGGCGACTTCCCTGCTCTGCGAACGAACCTCGAAGATAAGAAATCACAGATGGCAGTGCTTGGCGCAAGAATGCTTGAAGGCCAGAAGTCTAGTGTCGAATCAGCAGAAACGCAGATGACAAGGCAATCTGGCGAACAGTCACAACTGGCTGCAATGACGCAGGTCATAAACATCACAGTCACTAATGCACTGACTACGTTTTTGCGTTGGGCTGGGTTTAATGCACCTGTTGCATATACTCTTAACAACGACTTTGTGCCGGTTAGAATGTCGGCTCAGGAATTGACTGCGCTGATCGGCTCATGGCAGTCAGGTGCGATTTCTAACCAGACCTTATTTGATAACTTGCAAGATGGTGAAATCATAGCTCAAGGTGTCACTTTTGAAGTTGAGCAGGAACGGATAAACAGCCAGCGGATTGATTGATGAACAAACAATTTGATGCGGCAGTTGCGTTACAGCTGGACATTTTCAGGGCTTCTGAAGGTGTCAGCCGAGACGTAATCCGCATTCTGCGCCAGTTAGAACGTGAGCTGATTGGCAAACTTGCAGGCGAGATGACCGAGTGGGGCAGGGCAAGGGCAAACAAGCAATTAAAAGAAGCACAAGCTCTGATAGAAAAGTACTATGACCGTATCGCAATTCAGTCAATATCAGATACAGATGAGATCGCAAAGGTTGCAGCACAAGTAACCGCGTCATCCATTAGCAGAGACGCTGTTTTGCCAGCAGCAGCAGTTCTGGATAAAATAGCAACTGATGCTGTTATTCAGGGCGCGACACAAGGTGCATTTTGGGCAAAGCAGTCTGCTGATGTACAATTTAAGTTTGCAGCAGCGGTCAGGCAAGGTATCGCAGGGGCTGAGACTAACGCGCAGATCATAAACCGTGTGCGTCAGGTGATGGATGTATCACGCAGCAACGCAGCGGCACTGGTGCAGACATCGACAGCGACCATTGCCAACGATGCTCGCATGAAGGTAATGGAGGACAATGATGACATCGTCCTGCGTTATAGGGCTGTCGCAACACTTGATTCGCGCACCTGTTTAGTCTGTGCGCCATTAGATGGTAAAGAGTGGGAGAAGTCTGGCAAACCATACGGCGGTCACAGTTCGCCAATGCCAAGTTATCCGCTGCACTTTAACTGCCGGTGCTTATTGATTCCGGTAGTGCTTGATGGTGAGCCTGGTGGAACAAGAGCGTCAGAGACAGGACAGGTCAAGGCTTCACTGACATTTGAGGGCTGGCTATCACGGCAGACGCAAGATCGTCAAGATGATATACTTGGCAAAGGTCGCGCAGAGATGTATCGTAAAGGTGAGATAACGCTGAACGATTTAGTCAATGGTCGAGGCAGGCCATTAACGATTGCACAGCTTAAAGAGAGAAACAATTAAGGCCAGAGGCCATGACCAGGGGTCAAACGATGGAAATAACACCAGAAATAAAAGCAATAGTTGACGAGGCGGTTGCTACTGCTACTGAAGGGCTAAAAAATCACAACAAGCAACTGTTGGCAGATTTAAAGCGAAATGAAAGAAACGGCAAGTCCGTTGATCCAGCAGAGGTTGAGCGTTTAGAGGCTGCGCTAGAAAAGTCGCAAGCTGATAACGCAACACTGCAAAAGCAGTACAAAGATTTGTCCAAGAATTTTGAAGAGAAAAGCAATGCTCTAGACTCAGAGTCGAAATACACTCGCCAGCTTTTGATACAAAACGGCCTAACAGCAGAGCTGTCTAAGGCTGGAGTGACAAACCCAACACACCTAAAAGCAGTACAGGCGATGTTGAAGGAAAATGTGCAAATCGTTGTTGAAGGTGATGCGCGAATTGCAAAGATCGGTGATAAAGCCCTTTCAGACTTTGTGAAGGAATGGGCAGCGGGTGACGAAGGCAAGCATTTTGTCCAAGCTCCTGCAAACTCTGGTGGTGGAGCCACTGGTGGAAATGGCGGCGGGGCTGCCTCGATAAAAGGCAGAATTGATGGCTCACCTGTTGAACGAGCAGCATATTTCGCCACAAAATTCCCTGACTTAACGCCATAACCTAAGAGGTAATTATCATGGCTCTAACCAACATGAAAGTGTTTAACGAGTACGTCCGTGAAGCAACAATTGAAACTGTTGCACAAATGGTCGAGAAATTTAACGCAGCCAGCAACGGCGGCATTCAGTTGTCTACGCAAGGTTTTGACGGCGACTTCTTCCTGAAGTCAATGTTCTCCAGCCTGCACAGCGCACAACGCCGAGTTGATCGCTACGCCACCAACACCAGCGCATCAAGCACTCAGCTTGCACAGCTTGAGCATGTGACTGCAAAGGTTGCCGGCGGTTTTGGTCCAATTGAGTGGGAACCTTCACAACTGCGTTGGGTCGGTGATAACCCGACTATTGCTGTTGAAGTTATCTCTCGCAACATGGCAGAAGCAATGCTGCGTGACATGCTGAACGCTGGTATTGCATCAGCAATCGCTGCAATGGAGAACCTCGGAGCAACGGTCACGAATGACATCGGCACTGGCCGTGATCTGACCTACAACGACATCAACAACTCACACGCACTGTTTGGCGATTCCAGCCAGTTGCTGGTTTGTGATGTGATGGACGGCGTGATGTATCACAAGCTGATCGGTCAGAACCTGACTAACGGCGCAGAGCTTTTCCAAGCTGGCACTGTGACTGTTGTCGAGATTCTGGGCAAGCGTATCGTTGTGACTGACGCTCCTGCACTGCGTGAGACTCCTGCAACTTCCACCAATGACATTAAGATTCTGTCACTGGCACAAAGCGGCATTGTAGTACACGATGCTGGCGACCTTATCACTAACGTAGAAACCAGCAACGGCAGTCAGCGCATCAAGACTACCATGCAGGCTGATTACACGTTTGGTCTGGGTCTGAAGGGCTACGCTTGGAGCAAGTCTGTTGCATCACCGACTGATGCAGAGCTTGGCACTGGCAGCAACTGGACTAAGATCGCTACCAGCGTGAAGCACACTGCTGGCGTGTTGACTCTGGGTCAGGCTGCTTAATTGTGACTCCAGCGGAGTATTGGGCTAGCAATCAAAAGTTGCAGCACATTACTCCGCTGGGCGAACGATTCCCCGAAGTAAATCTGTTTCCTGCATTACAAAAAGCAATCAAAGGTTCTGTTTTCGAATACGGTTGCGGCGATGGTCGGCTTGCGCCAGCTTTTAACCCTGATCAGTATGTTGGCTACGACATCAACTATTTTGCAATCAAAGCAGCACGACTAAACAACCCGGCTTATCAATATACCGATGCTCATGCCATAGGCTACATCTATCATGCCTATACGTTTCTTGCGTACACTGTCTTGCTACATGTGCCTGACTACGAAATAGAAAACGTGATCAGTTTGGCAAAGCAATACAAGCGAATAGTGATTGGCGAAATTATGGGCAGGCAATGGCGAAGGCCAGGCAACCCGCCTGTGTTTAATCGTGAGCTTTCAGAATACGCAGACATGATCCAAAGACCCTATGAGGTTATCAACGTACAATATCCGCGCTACGGCTGCGACCTGACGCTGGCGGTGTTTGATGAATCTTTGCGTTCTTAAAAGCGGTGGCGACTTTAACCCAGAGCATGTGCGGCGACTTGCCAGCATGGTTCCTGACCTATTCTGCATATCCGATGTGTTCATACATGGTGTGCCTGTCATCCCGATGCGCTACAACTGGCCGTCATGGTGGTGCAAGATGGAAATGTTTAGGCCAGATATCGAGGGTAACATTTTCTATTTTGACCTTGATACAACGGTTATCCAGATGCCTGCAATACCAAAAGGCGATTGTGTGCTGACTGACTTTGGCAACCCTGATGTTATCGGTTCCGGCTTAATGTACCTGACGGAGCAAACAAGATTTAAAATTTGGGATCACTGGATTAAATCACCAGGAAAGCACATCGGCATAAATATAACGCTCGGTGATCAGGGCTATTTGAACCAGCACCTGCACACAGCAAAACGATGGCAGCGCATTGCAAAGGTGTACAGCTATAAACGTCATGGCAGGCCAGCAGATGCTCAAGTAATCTGCTTTCACGGCAAACCTAGACCGTGGGATATAGAAAATGCACTTTGAACCAACTGCTCCACTGGCTGACCTGATTATGCGTCATGCTGGGAAAAGAATCTGCGTGATGGGTGGCGGGAAAACTCTGCAATCGGATATTGAAGGCATCGAGGCAGACATCTGGATCAGCGTCAACAATCACGGGGCAAAGCTAAAGCCTGTTGATTACATTGTTTGCATGGACAACATCCACACAGCAAACAAGCGCGAAATGCGTTATTTCTTAAGGCAGTTCTCTGATGCGCCGGTAATATCACCGTGGCACTGGGGTCAGTACCAGATGCATAAGTGGCCTGGTTATCCGAGAATGTTTAATTCTGGAGTCATGGCAGTCTGGGTGGCGTACCTAATGGGGGCGCATCCTGTTATAATGGCAGGGTATGATTGCTACGGTGGCGATAAAAAGATCATTGATATGCACAGATTCTTTGTGCCAGAGGTGCGTTGTCAGGTTCGTGTTGCCTCTGGGGCATTGATTGGAATGTATCCAAAGCACGAAATAACAGAGAATTTTGATAAATTTGCAATTCCTGAGATACTAGGTGACGCAAGAGATGGCTGCGTTAAGGTCCT